ATCTGTTTATTGGAGCAGCAAATACAATTATTGGAACTGGGGTTACCTTATGGAATCTGATAGCAAATTTTGTCAATGCGTTCGCACTTGTTTTTAACAATCCGGTCGCGGGTATAGAAGCCTTATTTTTAAGTCTGTTTAACTTTATCGTGGAAGTCATTGAGTCAGCTGCCCGGATGCTTGATGCAGTATTTGGCAGTAGTCTTGCGGATGCAGTAGCGGGATTCCAGAACAAAGTACAGGCAAAAGTGGATGCTGTGATAACCGAGAACGGTGGATCAGAAATTTTAAAGACGGTAGAAATGTCAGATTATCAGTTCAATCGATTCAATTACGGGGACGCATGGAACTCAGGATATAATTTCGGACAAGGAATTGATGATAAAATATCAAATTTCAGCCTGTCGGACATCTTTGGCAAAACGGATATCCCGAATCCGGATGATTACATATCCGGTTTTAGTGATGCAATCGCAAATTCGGGTGCAGGTGGCAACCTTGACAGAATTGCAGATGATACCAGTGCAATCAAAGATTCTGTGGATATCACGGACGAGGATCTGAAATATCTTAGAGACATTGCAGAGCAGGAGGCAATCAACCGTTTTACGACTGCGGAGATTAAGCTGGATATGACGAACAATAACAACGTGAGCAGTAATGCAGATCTGGATGGTATCGTGGATGGAATGACAACGAAAGTGTTAGAGGCATTAGAAATCGTCCGGGAGGGAGCGTAGGAAATGGCATATAAATTATATCTGGATGGAGTGCTGTTTCCGGTAGCTCCGTCCAAAGTAACAGTAAAAATTAATAATCAGAACGAAACGGTAACTCTGATTAATGAGGGCGAAGCAAATATTTTGAAAGCCGCAGGGTTGTCAGATGTGGAATTTGATCTTCTGCTTCCAAATACAGAATATCCGTTTGCCCTATATCCAGAGACTTTCCGGAATGCCAGGTTTTATCTGGATAAGCTGGAAGAATTAAAGTTACAGAAGAAAAGTTTTCAGTATATCATGACAAGAGCATTTCCAAACAACAAGAAGTTATTTCATACCAACATGACAGTTTCACTTGAGGATTATTCCATTGTGGATGATGCCGGAGAGGGATTTGATACGACAGTCAAGATCAAACTGAAACAGTACCGTGAATTTACCACAAAGACCTGTACCGTGGATATATCACTTCCAAAACCACAGGCTGCAATGCAGCAGACCAGAGCAGCAGGCAATGCACCAAGCGGGGGGAGCTATACCGTAGTTTCTGGGGACTGTCTCTGGAAGATCGCGAAGCAATTTTACGGCGATGGTGGAAAGTGGAGTGTGATCTACAATGCCAATAAATCAGTGATCGGTGGAAATCCGAATCTGATATATCCGGGGCAGGTGCTTACGATCCCGGCAGCATAAGACACAGGAGGAAAAATGTACGAGTTATTAATTCAAAACGGCAGCACAGTTTACCTGCCTCCGGTACAGGAAGAAGTAAAAGTGACCACAGAGCGGCAGATCAGTCCCGGTTCCATAGAATTTAGTTTTGTGGATACCGGGATTTCGATTGCGGAAGGAAACCCGGTGCGCTTTAAGGATGGAGAAACAGGTGTGTTTTATGGTTTTATTTTCAAAATCAAGCGCGACAGGAGCAATATTGTAAAAGCAACTGCTTATGATCAGATCCGCTATCTGAAAAACAAAGACACAATGGTATATGAGAACAAAACAGCTGCTGAGGTTGTGACGAAGATTGCCAATAATTTTGGGTTTCATCTTGGGACGATTACAGATACCATATGGAAAATCGCATCAAGAGTGGAAGATAACGAGTCTCTTATGGATATGATCGGAAATGCACTTGATCTGACATTGCAGAATACGGGTGATCTGTACATTCTCCATGACGACGGTGGAAAGCTGAATTTGTCTTTTATCGGTGATATGTATGTGCCTATCGTCATAGATGCAGAGACCGGACAGAATTATGATTATGAATCTTCGATTGATTCAGATACCTACAACCGGATCAAGCTGGTCTTTGACAATGAAAAGACAGGAAAAAGGGATGTATATATTGCACAGGATTCCTCCCACATGAATGACTGGGGGATCTTACAGTATTTTGACACGCTGCAGGATGGAGAAAACGGGCAGGCGAAAGCGGATGCGCTCTTGAAACTTTACAATAAAGCTACAAAGACGTTGACAATTAAGGATGCCTGTGGTGATTCCAGAGTGCGCGGCGGCTCGTTGGTCGTGGTACAGCTTAATTTAGGAGATGTGCAGATAAAAAATCTGATGCTCGTAGAAAAATGTGTACACAAATACGGTGAAAGCAAACACACAATGGATTTGACTTTATCAGGAGGTGGTTTCAGTGCATGATGCAAATGATTTCGTGAGGGCGATACAGCAGGTGTCAAACGGAGTCAATGAGGCGGGATATCCGGCAGATGTGATGTCCGGTACAGTGCTAGCGGCAGCTCCATTAAAAATTAAAGTGGAGCAGAGGTTTGATATAGCCAGCGCACAGCTTATCATTCCGGAACATTTAACAGATCGTACCGTGGACATTGAATTAGACGGTGTGAAAAAGGAAATGAAGATTTACAGCGGATTAAAAACAGGTCAGCAGGTTGTACTGATCCGGCAGCAGGGCGGCCAGAAGTTTTTAGTTGCAGACAGGGTGGTGTGACATGATTCCGGCAGTTAACAGTTTAAAAGAAATCGAGGTAACAGAACAGCCGTCTTTATGTCATCACATGATCCGGGAAACGTGCAATGTTGTAGGCGAATGTGATGGTTTGGAAGCAGTAAAACAGGCAATTTACAATATCCTGAACACAGAGCGGTATCGTTACATTATTTTTTCATGGAACTATGGTGTGGAATTGCAGGATCTGATCGGTAAGCCGATGGATTATGTCATGGTGGAAGTGGAACGGCGGATTACGGAGGCTCTGACACAGGATGACCGGATAGACTCGGTAGATAATTTTGAGTTTGAAGTGCACAGAAAAACGCTGATCGCTAAATTTACCGCGCACACGAAATATGGAAATGCAAAGATTGAGAAGGAGGTGGACGTGTAATGTATGAAGATCAGACATTTGATGTGATTTTACAGCGCATGTTGTCCCGTGTGCCTGAGACAATGGATAAAAGGGAGAGTTCGCCAATCTATGCTGCACTGGCACCGGCAGCAGTGGAACTGACGTCTATGTATATTGCATTTGACTGCATGCTGGCAGAGACATTTGGAGACACGGCATCAAGGGAATATCTGATCCGGTTATGTGCGGATCGCGGTATTACGCCAAAGAAAGCAACTCAGGCAGTACTTGAGTTAGAAACCGATGTGGAGGTTACGGACGGAAAAAGATTTACTGGCGGGGAAAATACCTATATCGTTACAGCTCCCGGACAGGTCACCTGTGAGCAGATCGGTACGGTCGGAAATGAATATACGGGAGATGTTCTGCCAATCGAATATATTTCCGGTCTCACGACTGCAAAGATCGCGAGGGTTTTGATCTATGGAGAAGCGGAAGAAAGTACGGAATCCCTGCGGCAGAGGTATTTTGAATCGTTTGAGGAAAGGGCATTTTCCGGTAATGTAAAAGATTATCGAAACAAAACGCTTGCACTGGCGGGAGTCGGAGCAGTCAAAGTGATACGGACGTGGAATGGTCCCGGAACAGTGAAACTTGTTATTTTAGACAGTGCACATGGAAAAGCTACGGATACATTGATATCTGCAGTCCAGAAAGAGTTTGATCCAAACGGTGATGGCATGGGGGACGGGCTAGCGCCGATCGGGCATGTGGTTACGGTCGAGACGGTGAAAGAGTCAGTGGTAAATATTGCGACGAATATCATTTTTGACAGTGGTTATGGATTGAACGAATGCAAAGCATTGATCGAGGATGCAATTAAAAAGTACATTTTATCGTTGCGGCAGGACTGGGAGAATCAAAATCATTTAATCGTGAGAATTGCGTCATTGGATGCGGCTATCATGGGAGTGAAAGGTGTGCTTGATGTGACGGGAACAACTATCAATGAAAGCACAAAAAATCTTGAATTAACAGAATACGAGATTCCGGTCATGGGGGTGGTTACTTATGGAGAATAGATATATCAATCTTAAGGAGCTACTCCCTTTGTATTTACAGGAATATAGTGAACTGGCTGAAATTATGAATACGGAAACACCGGAGTTTCGATTATTGGAATCCAGACATAACAGGATGATCGATAACCGGTACATTATATCCTGCGACGAAGAGGGAATTGCAAGGTTTGAAAAGATTCTTAGTGTGACTCCGAAAAGCAATGATACGTTAGAGGACAGGATTTTCCGGTGTCTGACCAAATGGAATGTGTGTCTGCCGTACAATTATGCTTTCCTTGAAAGAAAGTTAAGGGAATTGTGCGGCACAGAATACACAATAGATTTTGATATTCCCGGGCAGACAATGATCGTTAAAATTGGAATAGCACAGAAAAATCAATATGATTCCGTGGTAGATATTCTGGAAGAGATTGTACCGTGCCAGATAGTATTAGATATTTCACTGTTATATAATCAGCATCTGACACTTGCAAAGTTCACCCATGCACAATTAGCAAAATTTACCCACACACAATTGAGAAATGAGGTACTTAAATGACAGAAAAAACAAAAAATATAGGATTAACCAAACCGGATGAAACAGAGTTTTATGACGTAAACGTAACAAATGAAAACTGGGATATCACAGACAAAGAGATTGGAAATATTAAAAATCCGGAAATTAAAGAAGCAAGCGCAAGAGAGAATATTGAAAACGGAGATAATTATTTTACAATACTTGGAAAGATAAAAAGATTTTTTTCGGATTTAAAAAACGTTGCATTTACAGGGAAGTACCAGGATCTTGAAGGCAAACCGGAAATACCGGCAGCTATTGCGGTAAAAGGAAATGCAGAGAAAAATTACAGGACGGGAAATGTGAACCTCACACCTGATAATATCGGTGCGCTTCCTATCAGGGGAGATACAGCAGAGAATATTACAACTTTTTCCACAACATCAGCAAGAGAAAATCTTAAAAGCGGTGAAAAGCATAGTATTTTATTCGGAAAGATTGCCAAGTGGTTTGCAGATCTGAAAACAGTTGCTTTTAGCGGCAGTTATAACGATTTGAGCAATAAACCGACTATACCAGCTGCTGTGGCAGTTAAAGGAAATGCAGAAACAGCGTATAGAACAGGAAATGTAAATATTACACCAGCAAACATGGGATTAGGCAATGTAAATAACACAGCAGACAAAGACAAATCTGTAGCCTATGCACGAGATACAGCCGGAGTTATTGCAGGCGCGGCAGATGTTCGTGTTGGCTTTTCTGGTGATGGCGTAAATTTTAGAACATATAACAAAGCTGGTACTGCAGCTGTCAATGGGTATACAAATTTAGGATCTGGAAATTATCGTTGGAAACAACTTTTTGCTACAACAGCAACTATATCAACGTCTGACAGAAACTTAAAAAAAGATATATATCAGCTTACGGATACTCATTTGGATTTTTTCTTAAAGTTACAGCCAGTCTCATTCTTATTTAAAGATGGTGAATCAGGGCGAACACATATTGGATTTATAGCACAGGATGTAGAACAGGCGATGTCTAAATGTGGGTTGACAGACTTGGATTTCGCTGGATTCTGCAAAGATCAAAAAGTAGAGGTGTTCTTTGAAGAGGATGAAAACGGAGATAAAATAGAAAAAGAACGTCCAATTTTAGATGAAAACGGCAATCCAGAGTATATTTATTCACTTCGTTATGAGGAATTTATCGCATTGAACACATATGTGATTCAGGAGTTGTGGAAACGTGTTGATGCAGTAGAAAAAGAAAACATAGAGACGAAAAATCAGATCAAATCAATGCAGCAGGATATTGCAGAATTAAAAAAATCAAGAGTCTAAGAGCCGATTACATGACCGCGTGTTGTGTAGCCGGCTCTTTTAAATAACAAGCCTTCGGGCAGAAAGAGAGGAAAAATTTATGAAATTTGACAAAATCAACATGATCTATGGACTGATCGCAACAATCGGGGCGGCACTATTCGGCGAGTACTGGTTTTTATTTGCCGGATTCCTGATCCTGAATGTGATCGACTATGCAACCGGGTACTGCAAGGCAAGATTCTATAAAAAGAATGAGTCAAGTGCCATCGGAGCAAAGGGAATTTTCAAAAAGGTGTGGTACTGGGTGGTAATTGGACTTGCTTTTTTCATATCAAATTGTTTTGTAACAATGGGCGAGGTCATAGACGTACAGCTTGACTTTGTACTGCTGTTCGGGTGGTTTACCCTTGCTACATATTTGATAAATGAAATCCGGAGCATCTTAGAAAATCTGGTAGAAATGAATGTGAAGGTACCGCAGTTTTTGATTGCAGGACTGGATATTACACAGAAATTATTAGACAGCAAGACAGAAATCAAAGAAAGCGAGGTAGAAGTTAATGGCAAATAGAAAAATCGGACAGGCTGG